CCGAATTTTTCAGTGTCGTCAGTCACAAAATTCAATTTTCAAGAAAAATTGAAATTTTAAAAACAAATAGAATTCAAATTTTGAAATCGTACCTCCCCCAAAGTTAAACGATTATAAAAATTTGTTCTAATTTTTTTGCTCTTGATATAGCAGTGTAAAACATACAAGGGTCAAACATTTTTTTCGCATCAATAAATAATTTATGATAAGCAGTTTCTCCTTGAATACTATGACATGTAAAAGCATGTCGTGTTTCGCAACGGGTCATCTCGGGTTTATTACCAATAATAATTTGTCCGTTATTGTATAGTCTGTTATTTTCTGTGACATAATATTTTTCCACATCAAACTTCCCGCTAAACAATTCAGTATATTTATCTTTTAATTTATTTGTACCGACTAATATCATATCTTCAACAGAATAATTATTCTCTACGTATTCCTGATTAACTATTCTACCAAGCCGTTTAAATTCTTCAATTACCCAAGCATTAATTATTTCTGTTTCAAATCCTGTATATTCTTTAAAATCTTCTTTCATTTTCAAACGTAAGTCAGTCTTGATTTTATTCAATTTTACATCTTGACATCTGTAATCGTTTGTATGTCTAACAATATTATCAAAACCTTCTTCGTTCATTGGTTCGCCTTCTATACATGGTAATTGAAATCCAATATCACCGCACATAATAATTTTCATGTCACCATATATTTTAAAAAATTGTTCTTTACTTTCTTGGCTTAACATACTTACCTCATCAATAATCAAAACATTTGCTCTTTCTCTAATCCAAGAAATTCTAATAGGGTCTGTTGTTAATGCTCTTGCCCATACACTACATAAAATATTACATTCTTTTTCTTTGGAACGAGCAAGTTTCCATGAAGGGGCGAGAAATAAAGGTTTAATAAAACCGGTATCATTACAATTCATGTGAGTTTTTCCACAACCCCCTGCTCCCAAGTGTAATTCTTTATTATAATGTTCTCTATATTCATTACTATTAAAGTAGTCAATTTTTACAGAAACATCACTACAATATCCATCGCCACATTCTACATTAATGTTTCCTTCTTTTTCACGAAAACAATTTTTTAATTCCGGTAATTCACCAGTGTAAAATATGCCATCAACACAAACCCTAATAATATTATCATAATCAAATTGAAATAATTGTTCAAAAACATTTAATCTTTGATATGCCGTAACAAAAGATGTTATATGTCCCAAGTGATAATTATGTTTTTTTTTGTATGCTATTGTTGCTTCACCATTATCAAAATAACGAGCAACACCCTCACAATTTTTTTTAATAATATTGAAATAATCAAAATCGCATTTAATGTTAAATCTTTTCTCTAAATTATGACTATCCCAAACACCACACGCTTTGGCGTAATAAGAAATTCCATTTACTTTAGTGTTTATCATAGTTTCATTAAACCTAAAATTGATAGGAGAAACACCCCAACAACCTTCTATAATTTTAAATTTGACACCTTCTTCTGTTAAAAATTCTAATTCAGGAGAACTATATACATTATAATCAAGATAAATTTTCATAATATTATTATATTTGAGTAATCTACTTGTACCAAAATCTAACTCACAAATACGATATAAACCAACATTCACGATTTTATCAGTTTTACGAAAATCTGTAATTTTACCTAAAAATCCTTTATAAAATTTACACATAGAAAAGTTAGTATATGCTTTTTTTTGGTCTATATGCTTTTTATAACAATTCTTACCATCTTCATTAACATAAAAATCAGGAAATTCTTTAAAATTACTCGTTCCGTTATAATGAGTGCCTTCTCTAACAAACGTAGAAAGTATAATATCATCTATATCATCAATTTTACAATCTTTTAATCCAGCCTCAATTTCAAATTCATTGAGTTTTTCGCTAAAATCATTCTTTACCCTAATTTCTGCTTCTAATGTTGTTATGGTATTAATATTAGTACCATTTTTTCTATAAGTATAAAATTTATTGTCATCATCTAATGCTTTTTTGATAGTATAAAGTTCTTCAAAATCTACTTCAATAACATTATCTGTTGATACGACTTCGTTAATATGATTAAGACGTGTATTTATAAATACAAATTTTCGTAATCTTTTTTTGATACTTTGACATTCAACATATTTTTTTTCACAAAAAGGCAATTCAATTGATATATCAATTTGTAATTCATTACATACTTCGGGGAAACAATCCTCGGGAACACCAGTAGAATATTTTTCTTCAAGTTTATTAAGTTTATTGATAATTGTTTTATAATTACTTTTTGTTTTTTCTGTTTTGCTTTCATCAATGCGTCCAACAATCCAGTTTCTAATAGGAGTAAATACACAATGATTAACACCATCACGAAAATTTTGTGTAATAAAATTATTTGTTACAACAATTGTTTCCGGATAAATAAAAAAGTGTCCTTCACCATTGACATCAAATAAGGTTGTATCAGTATCAGCCACAAATAAAAACCAATTCTTTTTCCACCAAGAAGAAAAATTTTGAGGAACATATACTTCAAAGTCAAGAATGACACCATTTTTAGTAATATATTTTACAACCACATTCTTTCCAATAAATTTGCTTAATGTATTTCTAATAGTAGATAAAAAAGTAATACCTGACTTGATAGGAATTTCAAATTTATTTAATTCACTTTTTTTTTTATTATCAGCACTTTTTATTTCTTTTTGAATATCATCATATATTTGATTATAATCTTCTAATAAACCGGAATAAATTTCTTTGTCGGTAAATCCAACATTATTTTTTCTCGCTTCTTGAATGCTCTTGTATCCGGCAAAGGAAAGCAAAAGTTTCTTGTTCTTGTTAAACGTTCTTAATCTCTTCTCAAACATACTATACTATAATAAAAGAAAATTATTTTAAGTTCTTTTCATAATTAATTATTTTATTATAGTATGTCAATTAAAATATTGAAATATTCTTTCTGTATCTTTTTCCATCTGTAATATTTTTTTGCGTAAATATTTTGAAGTTCATTTGAACGTTCCTTATTCTTCTCACGCCATTCGTAGATGTGTTTTTTGTTTTGACTATATGGTAAAGGCATTTTCCTATATATATACTATACATAATTATTTTAAGTATTATTCCTTAATTAAAATTTCTGTGAAACAATACCGGTTGCGCAGTTGAAAACCCATTCATCGTCATAAACAACATACATAAGCACATCAATTGCTACGTTATTGTTATTGATAAAATTAACATTCACGTTACGAGGCGTCATTAGGTCATCAGTAGATGAGCGTACATTAACAATATAAAACCTATTTGCGTCCCAAAATTGTTTTGAAATCAAACCACTTTCAATTCCGTATTCAGTAGATGATGACTTATTGTAAATAGCAACCTGTTCTATGTAATCTTCATACTGATACGTAAGAGCACTTGTCAAACATTGAACACCACCAACCAAGACTTGTAGATTTATTAAACTCAATGGAGCACCCGCAAACCCACCACATGGGTCAAAAGGAGATTGGAATTGACTGAAATTATTCACAGCCTGTGCTATGAGCGGGACTATCACAATTGCCTTAATATTTTTCACACCCGATTGTACCAACTGACTAAAAGAACCACCAACAGAAATATTGCTATAAGTGTTATACAAGAATGATTTACAAACAACAACTTTACTCTGTTGAGATGCCAAATAGTCAGCCATTTTCAACGGGTCAAGGATATTTGTAGAATAATAAAATCTCGTAGAAGTAATTGGCGAAGCCGGAACTAATTGGCTAAAATTAACAGGAGCACCACCACCTGTAGTTAAAGTATAGTTAGGAGCACTACCAATAAAAAATCCAGCAGTTATATCTGTAAAGGTAGGAGCGTTATAAACCCAACCAGCACTATAATTAATTCCAGCACCCAAGTTATTAATGGTAATAGGACAAGTATTCGTGAAACTTGTGTATTGTAGCCCGGCAAAAGTTGTTTGAAGATAAGCATTATTTAAAGCATTTACGCTTACAGGAGTAGTAGCAACTGAAATCAAACCTGTATTGATATAAACACGAAGAACAGCATTAAATTTCCTCATCAAACCAATATGATTAAAAGCAGGTAGAATATCAGCCAATCTAATCGTCAAAAAGTCGTACCATGTCATAACGTTTGTTGCTTGATTATAAACAGAGTATGGCCTGAATTCTTGTAGAAGATTGTTTTGCGTGACAATAGTTCCATAAATATTATTTTGAGCCTGATTACCGGCAACACCATTAATATTTGGCGAAAGAGCAGTCTTTTCACTAATACACCCGTTTATCGTCCATGCGTTTTGAACACTAGCCTGAATTTGTTGAGAAGCGGCAGCCGTACCTTGAGCATTTCCATTACCTCTATAACTATTAGGAGCAAAAGGAACATTATTTGCTATACCAGGGTACGATGGGTTACAAATTGAAACAATAGGAGAACGAGCAGTATCAACTTGATTTTGAGCCACAGCAGTAGCAGCATTTCCAGCGCCATATCTACCAGTGTAAATTTGAGAATTAGGATTATCAAGTTGAGTAGAGGCGCCCTTCAATCTACCATTCAAAATTATATCATCTTGCGACAAACCAGCCGCTTGGTCTAATCCATACATAATATTACTATATGGTTGGAGTTGTGAGATTGTCTTACCATCAACAGCAAAATCTACTTGATGAATAATAGAACTTGAAAAATTTTTAGGAGTTACTAAACCAAAACAAGGAGCAGCCTGAACTATACCGGCAGGATTTGCGCCGTTTGTCAAAATAGCACAAGTAACCGTAGGAATGACTAAAAACATATCAGCGGTATTCATCATAGCACTTGAATTGTAAAGAGAAGTCAAATCATACTGAACCAAAGTTAAATTACTATTGGTATATATTGACTGATTTATGTCGTTAATATAGTTATAATTTACAGAAGTCATGGGTTTATCCCGAGTTATTCCTTGAGGTAGGGTAGATTTCACAAATTCAAAAGTATCTCTTTCGTCCGCCATTTATATTATCCCTTAAGAAAAAAATTTTTGAAAAGAACTTATTTCATAACAATTTATTATAATGGATTTTAATTAATTTAAATTATTTTCAATTTTTTTTTTCTCAATACTTATTATGTCACTCAACGATTTTATGAAGAATTTGAATTATAAGATTAAAGCAAAAGAAGTTGGAGAAGCATCATGGGGGACACGTCAAAAATATAAACCTATGACTATGCCATCTGTTGATACTCTTTTATCATCAGGAACACAATTAAACAAGCAACAAAATTTAAGGAATGAGATGGTTAAAAAATATATTAAAGAACAAGAGCAACCGGTTCAAGTAACGATTGATGGAGAAGTTAGAGATTTTAAATTTCATCAAGTAGAAAAACCCGAATTTTTTGATGTAGAAGATGAGATGAATGGATATTTACACTTGAGAGATAAAGTGGCAATGGAAAGAACAGAAACTATGATTGAAGCAGAGCATGAAATAGATGATATAGTTGAAAGAATTAATAGATGGAAAAGAAGAAAGACATTAATAGATTATCATAAAAATCAACTTATAGCAAATATGAAAGAAATACAAGATGCCGGAGATGGTTCTCGTTTCGCAGAATGGCAAGAAAGTAGAGCACAATACATTCAATTAGACGGGCAAGACGACCAAAGTGACGAAAATATACAACACTTGGAACATCTTTTACAAACAAAAAAAGATGGTTTTGCTCAAATATACAGGAATTATGATATGAATGAAGCACAATTAGAAGAGTTAAAAGCAGACATACAAAATAAAGAAAAACAAAATTCTCAAAAAATAAAAGCATATGGAGAAGAGTTACAGGCATTGAATGTAGGTAAATTAAATACGAAACAAGAACCAATGGAAAGTGATGAAGAATATTTTGAAAGATTAACAAGATTAGCAGATTTACCTTATGCCGATGGTAATACAGAAGAAAAAGCAAGAATAGAACAAAAACAAGAGTTAAGAGATAATTTTTTATCTATTACAAGAAATCAAGAATTAATTAACCAAGTCATTAATGGTATGGATTATGAAAATTTTATAGATATTTATGAATTAAATAAAGTTTTTCCTATATTTAAAGAGAGATTTCTCAAAGTATATGGTGTAAATAATAAAAACATTACGGCACAAGATGTTATTGATTTTGCTTACAAAATTATTCAATCGCCCGAACCGCAAATAATTAAAAAAGAAGAGGCAGAAGGTGATTTTGTTGTGATGGAGAATGCTTTGTTATTATTTGATAAACAGGGTGGAGAATTTTATTTCAAATATCTTGAGGGAACACATAGGTTTCCGGTAGAACGAGAAGATGGGGTACGTAAAATCATATCAAAAACTGATTTATTGTTTTATAGTCTTACCGGCGAAGAAGGAAGTTTTAAAAATATAAATACTCCAACAACACTAAAAGAAATATTAATAGCAATTGGTTCTCAAACTTTAGGGGAAATAGGAGCAACCATAAATACGACTAAAAAACAATTTATAGGAATTATGAAATCGTTACAAATTGAACCAACAGATATAAAACCTGATTATGTAGGCCTTGAACCTGAAGGAATGAACCAAACAGAACATCATATAGTGGGTGTTGGTATGAATAGCGACCCAAAAAATATACCAAATAAAATTCACTTTGGGGATAATGTGATAAATTTAAAAAAACTATTTTTAAAAAATATTCTATCATTAACAACGCCAAAAGGAGCGCAAATTTTTGGTATTAAAAATACTCCGGTTAGTGATAATTTTGTAAAAGTAATTTTTGATATAGTGAATGGAAAAGATTTATTAAGCAAAGATTTAGGGAGTTTAAATAATAATGAAAAAATATTTCTTGAAACTATTTTGACAGCATCAGGATTACATAAAAAACACAATACCGGTGGTAAAACTCAAAGTATAGAAAAAGTAAAACACGATTATAAAATAATTATAGGAGAAATAGAAAGCGGAAATAACGGCAGTGAAATTAAAAAAAGATTAAACGAAACACTTTTAACCTTATCACATCTCGGGGTAATTTCTAACGGACAGGCAAGAAAACAATACAAAGATATTATTTCCAATTATTTTTAATTTAGTGTTTTAAGAAAAAATTATTATCTTTTCCTAATTTATATGTACCATCAAGTAGGACTTCACGCATTAAGCAACCCGCAAATTAGCAAACTTCTATCAGGAAAACCAGTAAGAGTTAAGCACGGAACTCATCACAGCGCATCACTATCCACAGAGCATGTGAAAAAACTTCATAGAGCCCATTCAAAAGGTAAGGCAGTTACTCTTCAACTTGACCCTTATTGTTGCCAAATGAACGAGCACATGCGAGGAACCGGTTTTTTTGATACTTTAAAATCAATCGCAAAAGTAGCAGCGCCAATAGCAAGACAAATTGCCACTCCATTAGCACGTAGCGCTTTATCATCTTTTGGCCCGATGGGACAACTCGCAGGTAATGCCGCTCTTGATATAGCCAACCAACAGGCAGAAGCACATGGATACGGATTGAAGAAAAAAGGAAGACCAAGAAAACACTACGTACATCACGATAAAAGATTGAAAATGGGGCATATTGTAGAACCAGTTGCTATGGGGCATCCACTTCATCAAGGAGCAGGATTTTTTGATAGTTTGAAATCAGTTGCTAAAATGGCTTCGCCACATATTAGGCAAATTGCCACTCCATTAGCACGTAGCGCTTTATCATCTTTTGGCCCGATGGGACAACTCGCAGGTAATGCCGCAATTGATATTGCCAATCAACAGGCAGCAGCACATGGTTATGGATTGAAGAAAAGAGGAAGACCACGAAAGCATGGTAAAGCACTTTATCCAGCCGGTAGTCATGGCGGAATGATGTATTGTTAAAACTTTATATTTTCTTATTATATGAATGAAGTATCAAATGAATTAGATAATGATGAAATAGACCAATTATTACATAATTATAAAAGATTTAAGGGATGTTACATGAAAGATGAATTACCACATCTTGAAGACGATTGTTATTATATTGTTAATTTACAGGCATCAACAGATGGTTCCGGAACGCATTGGTGTTGTTTATATGTTTATGGTAAAATTGGTATTTGGTTTGACCCTATGGGACACGGAGCCCCCGCAGAGGTTGAAGAAAAATTTGAAAAAATAATTTATGGTGATAGAGATTTACAAGATTATAATGCTACTACATGCGGATATTTTTGTATGGGTTTTGTCATATTTACTTACAACTCAAAAAATATATTCAAGGCGTTTAAAAATTATAATAATCTATTCTCAAAAGACCTTATGAAGAATGATGTTATTTTAAAAAAATTATTAGGAAAAGTTGGTAATGGGATAATTTTGTAGATTTTAAAAAGAAACATTAAAAGATATTATTCAAAAACAATATAAAATAATATCTTTTTGTATAGTATGAAAGGAATGATTTACATATTGACTTCTAATGGCAAGGTTTATATAGGACAAACTATTAAACCAAAAACAAGGTTTTCTAACCATAAAAGCGATTATGAAAATTACAAAAAAGGAACACAACATTATAAGTCATCTTATAAAATTATTGAATTGGGAGATTACAAATTTGAAATAATTGAAGAAATTGAATTTGAAGATAAAGATGACTTGAAGAAACGAGAGCAATTTTTTATGGATTTGTATAAAGAAAAAGGGTTAGAGGTAGTGAATAAGTGTTGTGCCTATACCGGTAAAAATAAAAAAGAATATAACCGAGATTATTATCAAAAAAATATTGATAAAAAAAAACAACAAAATAAGAAAAGATATGAAAAAAATAAAGAAATTATTAAGCAAAAAAATAGAGAAAAGTATGAAAAAACAAAAGAATATGTGACTTGTGAAGATTGTAATAAAATATTATTGAAAACAAATTTGAAACGACATAATAAAACTTGTTGTATGAAAAATATTATTATAAAAAGTTTTGAAGAAGATGTTGTGAAGGATTGCGAATTAGAGATGGTTCAAACTGAGGAGTGTAAAGCATCTTCTTAACTAAACCGGATTTGGCAGAACCACCCCTCACGTTCGCTTCGCTCACTGCGGTATGTCCGGTTGTCAAGCGGGGACGTAACCCCGCACCAAAATTTTTGCGTAGTCTATCATTAGTGTCATCAGTTTTCAAATCTACCATCATAAAATTCATCGGTTCTTTTGTTGCCTCTACATAAAAGTTTTTAAAATATTCCTTGTCTATATTATCTACATTATGATTACGCATAATATTTTGAAGTGTTGAATTGTCATTAAGTTTAAAAAGCAAAAAGTAATGACAATTACGGGTTATGGTTTTTGGCACTGATACGTAATTTTGTGCGTTTAACCAACACGTAAAACCAAATTTACGCCCCGCTGTTAGATACTCGTTAATCTTTTTCATCTCTTTTTTTGATAAATTAATAAAATCATCAAACACAATTAATTTTTCTTCATCTTTATCGTCTTCATCAAATTCTTTTAATTCAGGAACATCGTTAATATCGTTAATAAGTGTTAAACCATCAATCTTTTTTTCAAGAAAGTTGTATAATGGCTCATCTGTTGTAGAACCGCTAAATATAATAATATCGTGAAAAGCATCTCTTTTTTTATCAAGAAAATCAACCAAAGCATTACTTTTACCAGTTCCTGTGCCGCCAATTGTTAATATCATGCTATTTGGTTTAATACGATGTTTTGAAAAATTTTTATCTACTTTGGTTTTCTTTGTTCCTATTTTTTCATACCAATTCTTCATTAATATTACAAAAGATAAAAACTTTTATATATTCACCATAAAATAGTGTTTGCGTAGAATGCCGGACTACCAAAATAATTTGGGTTTTTCTTCTCTTTATCATGCCTTTGACGATACAATCTTCTTCGTATTTGTGCGTAATCAATACCTGATGTTTTTATATAAGTAGGATAATCTTTGTATTTAATATCACCGATAGAGCAAATATAGTTTTCATTCCAATCATACACATCAATTTTTTTACCTTTATGTCTTGACGGAGTTATTTTAACACCAAGTCTTAAAGCCTTTTCATAAGAATATGGTAATATTTTATACATTAACATATACAAAGATTTTAAAAAAATTATTTACACACAATATCTGTTTGCCGTAGATTTTTGAAATCTATCCCTATTGGCAAATCTAATTTTAATTTATCACTAAATTCTACATCAGTAAGATTTGATTTTTCAAATAGTTTAATATACTCGTTAAAACATGAAGATAAAAACACACCGCCCTCCGTACCTCTGTCATCAACTTTTAATGACAAAGTTTTAAAAATTTCAATTGCTAATTTATGGTAATGTTTTGAAGCATCTAACTCGGTTTCAAGTCTGTCTTCTATCTTTAAGTATAAAGAAATTGATGTTAATGTCCCTATAACAAAACTTATTGTTGCGTTCGCACCCGAAATATAATCTTGCTTGATATAATTTGTTAGACTTACGGCTACAAGAGCATTAATACTTGATAAAATTATTACCGGAAGTTTAAACCATACACATATCTTTTTTATTCCAAAATATTTATTTTTATGATGCTGTTCCAAGTCAATACAATTTTTTCGTATTTCGTTCAATATTGATTCAATTTCATCATTCCAATTATTGGTTGATTGTTCGCTCATATACTATAGATTTAAAATCTATGGCAAAAGTGCTTTGAAAGGAGGTAAATAATTTCCTTTTATTTTTTGCTTTAACATTATCTGTTTTTTCAAATTTTTATTATCTATTTCTTGTATAGTTAATGGAGTTTTTTTACTTATTATCTTTGTTGGTCTATATACTGGGTAATTTTTATATCCTACATCACACCAATCCTCTTTAAACCATCTTTTTAAATTTTTTGGTTTTTTATCGTCTATATAAGTCCCACCTAATTCTTTGTATTTTTTCACTATAAAACCGGATTTATAAGCAGATGGTTTTGAATAAATTGTGTCGCTATATTTTTTTACTTTTTCATACAAATCTTTATCTAATGGCGTTGGCATATATTATACTTTTAAAAAAGTATGTCAAAATTAGTTTTGAAAAAAATTGACTTCTGTCGTTCCACTTGCTCTCATAATACCAAACTTACTAATAGCAAACTCGGTTGTATTTACTGCTGATGCTGAATTAGAACCAATTGAGAAAAAAGCGACACTTTCAGTTTGTAAAAAAGTTCCTCTTGGATTAGGGGCGACTGGAGATTGTATCATATAACGTAAAGTCGCACCATAAAAGTTTGGTATAGGACAACTATGTAGATTTAAAAACTCTAAATACCGAGTATTTGCGGTTATTGAACCATCAAAAACATACGTACAAGAACTATGGTAAAATCCAGGAGCATAATCATTCACACCAGTTGGAGTAGTGTAAATAGTTATGAACGGAGCGTTGTCGTTACTCGTATTATTACCATTAAAAAAGGCGATATATAATCCAAGAATATCACTCACAACCATTCCATTAGTCGCACCTATATACCAATTGATTTTATATCCTGCTGTAGTGTTTTTAAAATACCATGAAGGAGTGTATGCGTATTGTTGCGCTATAGTTGTTGTAGGAGCGGTAGGAGGTCGTCCATCGGCATAAACCGCTGCGCTTATATATTGATTAAAAACTGATTTTTGTAATATAGTAAGGTTTGCTATTGTTGATAAGACTGATGTCCCACCAAAAGTTAAATCAGTTGATGATAAAACTGAAATATCAGTGTCGGTTGTAATAGTTAAATTATCACTTAATATGGCTGTTTGAATTGATGAAGGCGTAGTTCCGGAAACAAAAGCAAAAGGAACTTGTCCGTTAGTAAAAACAGAACAATTGAGAGGAGTGTCGCTTGGATTTGTTGTTGCTCTTATTATAAGAGTTTGAGCATTACTTGCTTGTGCGTAATATGTTACTCCAGTGACAAAAACTCCCGCATTAAAAAGAACTTGAACCGGATTGTTATACACTCCAAATTGAATACCAAAAGTATCTAATCCAGGCGGATAATTAAAAACCACTTGTGTAGGTTGTCCTGATATAATTGCTGGTAAATTTACTAATGTAGCGCCACCTTGAACACTTTTATTTACGTTAAATTGTGTATCTACTAAAACTTCTGTTGTATTTAGTTTTAATAATCTTTGAGGATTTAATGTAGCGGAACATTGATGAAATTGAAAGCCACCATCACCGGCAGTGTTTCCCCCTATATAATTTGAACAATTTAAAATACAAGTTGAAGCATCTCCTTGTGCGTTAAAATATAGATAATGTCCTACTTTGTTTGTTGTTCCAGTTGGGTATTCGGGGTCATAACTTGAATTCTCTAAATTATATTCTCCAACACTTGAAACCGCATAATCTTGGTTCCACATATATTAATACAATATAAAAAAATTATGGGGTTCCGGCATATATAAAATAATTAACGGCTAAAAAAGACGAAATATTACTAATATTATTACCACCGGCAACATCTGTTCCACCACCAACTGATACTGATTGAGTAGAATAATAATTTGGAGTTCCACCAGTTTGAGTCGCACAAGTTCCACTATTAGAACCTACTGCCACATTACTATAACCAGTTCCGTATCCGTGTGAATGACTATTTGTTGTTATAGTATGACTATGAGCGAAAACATTACTTGAAAAATTATTACCACCTTGTGCGTTATTAGGATTAGAAACGTCTGTATAAGAAGGTATAGTTTTACCATTAAGAGTAATTGTTGTGCTACTACCCAATGGAAATCTACCACTTGATAAATTAGGTAAAGCATAATAACCACTTGGAACACCACTATAATAAGCATTATAAGCAGTTCCTATAAGAGCAAATAATTGAGGATAAGATGATGTTAATATTTGTTGGCCGTTACATAGTAAAAAATTTGTTGGCGGAGTTGAAAAAATACCGGTTATAATTTGCCCTACGGAATATGAACCAACAATTTGACTTGTTGTTGCTATTTGATTTCCATTCAAATATGCTGTTCCATTCGCTAAACTTATTATTGGGACAGATGCTTGTGATATTGCGGTTGTATTGCTACCATATATATTTAAATGAGTTGATGATGTAGGGTTATATGCTATAATATCAAACTCATTCTGTCCAACTTCTAGATTTCTACCTATATATAATCCGGCGATTGAAAGAGATACTCCTTGTAAATTACTTGATTTCGCAAAAGTGCTTTCTCCACCTACAAAAAAATCTCCAGTTTGAGTATTAATAAAACTTGTTGCTGTAAGAGTGTCACAAGTAACAGTCCCCCCACCTGATATTGTTATACTATCATTCACTGCTAATCCAGTACCAGTTGTTGTGATAATACTTGAGTTACCACCACTTGATAATGTTAATTGAGTTCCGGTAATTGAACCGGTTGAAACTATAGGGTCGCTAATATTTAAACCAGTAGCAGTAGAAGTCAAAACTGAAGTATCTACACCATTCACGTTTGCTATTGTTAATTGAGAGCCAGTAATTGAACCAGTAGAAACTATAGGGTCATTAACATTCAAACCAGTAGCAGATGTTGTTAAAACACTTGAATTCCCACTACTTGATAAAGTTAATTGAGAACCAGTAATAGCACTCGCAGTTAAAGAAAATCCGTCACATGAAATTGGATTGTAAAAAGTTGCCGTATTATTTAAAGGAACCATGGTAAAACTATTTCCGGCAGAATTTCTCAATGTAAGCCCACCTGTTGTTTGAGCCGAATACAAAGTCGCATCATAATTAGTTGAAGGGTCAATATAAAAACCAAAACTCTCTCCTGTATCTATATTTTTTACAACTAAAGGCGGATTAGAGTTTCCACTCAAACTATTTCCAGTTATAATTTGTTGGTAGGGTTGAGATGGAGAAATTTGTGATAAGAATGTATTTGAAGAATTTACAGAAGCAAAATTTGTTGTATTTGGCGCTGTTTTTTGTTGAGTTCCATCAGGAAATTGTATGTAATTACCACTTGCTCCAGTAGCACCATTCATTATAATATTTTTACTTGCTGTTAATGTGTCACCAACTAATATATTACTAAAAGTTTCACTTCCTTGCGCTATAGGGAAAGTTAAAAATTTTGTTAATGCTTGGGCGTATGTTAAATTACCGCTTGTATTATAGAAAGAAGAATTATAGTTTAAACCATTAAAATAATTAGGATTTATTGGTATTCCGGTTGTCATAAATTAAACATAGAAAATAATTTTCTTTTTATAATGTATGTCTTACAATCTAATTTTAAATAAAACAAATGCTGTTGGTAGAACGAATACTTCTTATAAATTTGATTTCCTTAATGGGTCATTCAATGTTACAAAAGATAGTAAAATGTGTATTAGCACAATGACTATTCCTTATGCTTGGTTTAACATCACACAGGTTTATCAAAATAATACTTTTGCTTTTGTTGATTGGTTAGGAGTAAGTCATACAATTACTTTACAAGATGGTTTTTATCAAGTAAGTGATATTCAAGTAATTATTGAAGAATATTGTATTACAAATAAAATTTATGTTATAAATGATGCTGGACAAAATGTATATTATGTATTATTAGTAACTAATCCTGTATATTATTCAAACCAAATTATTACTTATCAATTTCCCTATACATCACTTGGAGCATTACCTACCGGTTGGTCTGTGCCTTCAGGATTTATAGGATATCCCGCTTCACCTACTGCGACTGCCGTTACAATTTTTAATAATAATTTTCAAACTTTTATTGGATTTACTGCTGGAACTTATGGCGGCGGTTCTAATAGTAGTAGTGTATTGAGTAATATAACACCGGTTGGTTCTGTTGTAAATTCAGTTATAGTTAGATGTAGTTTAGTTTCAAATAATGCTGGTTTTCCTACTGATGTGCTTGATAGTTTTCCAATTAATGCTTCTTTTGGAACAAATATTACTTATCAACCTTCTTTTGAAAAATGGGTAAGATTAACAGAAGGAACATATAGTAGTTTTCTAATCACTTTGGTTGATGAAAACTATAACACAATTTATTCATTAGATAGTAATTCAACAATTTCATTATTAATTAAACAATAAAAATTATTTTCTTTTGATATAATATGGCTCACCCTATAAGAAAACATGTTATGCGACTTAAAGGACATCAAATTAAAACTTCAACTGGCTATCACCCTTATAGTAAAATGTCACACGCAATGAAAGGATTAAAAGCGCTACCAAAAGCGATATCATCAGGAGGTAAATCATGTGGAGAAGCAGTAAGACATAAACGTATTAAACCATTGAAATTTAATTTCTAATTGTATTGTATGAAGGGTAAAAGCGTATCAGTAGAAAATATTAAGAAGTTTATTGATAATTCATATAAAGACAACGCTGATAATAATATTGATGATTTCGTGTTAGACAGAAATTTATCAAACGAATTTGGGAAAGTATATTATTCAAAAAATAAAAATCAGGCAGTAGTAGTTCATCGTGGTACATCGGGATTATATGATTGGAAAAATAATTTTGCCTTTGGTTTAGGTCAGTACGAAAATACCGATAGATTTAAAACCGGTAAGAAACTTCAAGAACAAGCAGAAGAAAAATATGGTAAAAAAAATATTTCTGTCATCGGTCATAGTCAGGGTTCAATATTAAGTCATAAACTTGGTCGTGACGATAAAGAAATAATTAATTTAAATCCTGCTACACTTGGAGAACCTCGTTGGAATAATGAATTTGACATCAAAAGTGGTACGGATTTAGTTTCAATGTTTGCGAAACCGACACCAAGAACAATTAATATAAAATCAAAAAATATGTTTAACGTGTTAAATGAACACTCTACAAATATTTTAGACAGACTGAACCCCAAGCAGATGATTGGGCTTGGATTAAAAGTAAGAAGACGATATTTCAAAATTTGAATTCTATTTGTTTTTAAAATTTCAATTTTTCTTGAAAATTGAATTTTGTGACTGACGACACTGAAAAATTCGG